CTCGGCTTCTGCGTCCAGCTTCATTTGTTTTACTATTTCAATTACATCATTATATATATTACAATCCTTGTATGGCTTTACCACATACTTAATATCAAAGCCCGTTAACTTACTAACATACTTGTTTAATTCATCAATGTCCGTCTTTACAATTTCTCGATTTGGTACAAAACAAAGTCCATCATATTCTAAACTGAACTCCTTGTTATTTTGTAGTAGTTTGTTTTTCTTCAAATACAAATATGCCTTATGTAACGCATCGTTCTCGATTATCTGCATTGCGTATGACATTACACAATTCTGTTTTTCATATTCGGTTTTACTATCATATTCCGCATGTTCCTTTGACAAATGTTCTCGTATTTGGTCGTTGTTTACATAGATCTTCTGTGACAAATCCTTACAATCATCTTGAAAACTTTTCATGATTGGCAAAATATCCTTGCGTTTTAATTCCAATGCTTTGTAACCTAATGACAAATCTTTCTTTGATGGTTCAGTCAACCCTTTTATCCAGTTGTCATATCCTCCACCATAGATTGTCAAATTGAAAAACCACTTAAGCCTATCCTTGTTCTTACCATCAGCATCTTTCAAATCAATACCAAAATGGTCTCCCATTTGTTGGAAAATATCATCGGGGGCATCTATGTACTGTTTAATTGATTGATAACATTTGTTATTCTTCAAACCCAAACCATACGCTATACGAGGGTGTCCTTTTTCTTGATCAATGTCTTTCATACCCGCATAGCTAAACAAAGTATGCTTTATCTTTTTTGGCATTGTTATAAAACTGTTGGATTGAAAACGTCCTAAACCACAGGATTGATTTCCACGAGTTGTGTGTCTATTAGTATGTGTTACCGTTTTGAGTTTATCCTTCAAAATAGCCCATGTTACGTTTGTTACCTCACCCGTTTTTGGACAAATGTGATCATAGTCACTTTCCTTCAATTCGATTATTTTTTCTAATAAATTGTAATTTATCGGCTCGATTAACGGCTGTTTAAACTCGTCGTATTTTGGAATCTTTGTCAATTGGAATGTCCATGCAGTTAGATATTTCATCTATATATATACTAAATATATTATATTCTGTTTATATCGTTTTTAATATTACAATTAATATAAATCAATTTTTATAGTAATTTCATTTTTCCTAAATCTTTGGTTCAAAATTTACTTGGTCGTATATTAATACGAGTTCTTCAAATTTTTTAACCCCCATCTTTTCAATTAAATCTTGTAATCGTTTAATGTATACCAAATCTTCACCGTACCTATCTATATCGTCAGGGTTTATTTCATATTTGTTTTTTAAAGGACAAAGTTGGTTCTTTAAAAGGGTTGTCTTATCATATTTATTACGTTGCCATTCACGTATGTATTTCCTACGATGTTCTGGATCTTCATTCTTTGGACGTCCACGAGGTCGTTTAACTTCTTCCATTTCTATATACATATATATTATTTTCTGTTTATATTTATTTTTCTAAACAATTAATAAAGTAGGGATGGTAGGTATGGTCAAAATCCAAATTTTCAAACTATATATATATACTATGAAATTTCTTTCTTCTTTTTATTTTTTCTTATATTATTTCTATACTTTATAAAAACAACTATCCACTATCCACTATCCACTATATATATATATATAATAGTAATAGTAATAGTAATAATAGGATTTGGAAGATATAGTTAATGGAATGATATTTGTTTACTTTAATAAAAATTCTAATGTATATGTATAATGAGCATTACGATCAAGAAATGTGAAAAGCCAAACATGCCTATTTGCCATATGAGTTGTGATAAGCCATTACATGATAAATTAAACAAGTATCCTATGACTCAATGCTGTTTTCAACGCCATTCGACGACTGCAATAATAGGTAAGCCAGGACAAGGGAAGTCATCATATTTGTATTCGCTTTTCAAGAGTCCAATGAAGAAGTGTTTTAATACCATTTATTATATTTGTCCAGCGTCGTCAATGGATTCAATGTCAGATAATATTTTTGCGAAGTTACCAGATAGTCAAATATATAACGAGCTAACAGATCAGGTTTTAGATGAAATCATCGAGAAGATAGAATCACGTGAAGATGGGGATAAGGTAGCAATCATTTGTGACGATATGGGTTCACAACTAAAGAATCATCAAGTACAGCAACGTTTGAAAAAAATAGCTCAAAATAAGCGTCACATGGGAATATACCAGACATTTATTTTATTACAGACTTGGAAATCCGCACCATTTGAAATCCGCCGTTTATACGATAATATCATTTTATTTAAGGTATCTGCTAATGAAATGGACACGATAATGACGGAGGCTATGCCGCAGTACAAACAATATAGTCAGGATATACAAAAAATAGTATACAACAAACCGCATCAGTATTTAGCAATAAACACTGGAACTGGACGCATTTTTAAGGGCTATGACGAATTGATAATCGATGAATAAAATATATCATAATATATATATGACTGATAGTATTTTCACAAAAGGGTTAAAGCGTTTTAAGTCATTGTTTTCGAAAAATGAAAGAATCAGTCCAGAGAGAGAACAAGAAATAATACGAGAAAGGGAAAATAGACAGCACCCCGATATAGAAAGATTTTTAAAAATACCAATAGGCACTCAAGAAATTAGTACATCTGCTCATAAATGGCCAGAAGACAAAAAATACTTTGAACGAATACGTGACACACTTCAAACAGAATTAGATTCAGGAAAGGACTATTTAAAACCCCCTAATCTGGGTAGGTCAAATATACACAATAGAATAGCAAGCCAAATGAGAGGTCAAATCGGTAGGGCACAAGTTCAAATCGATAATTTAGATACAAAATTACGGGGAATGGAATTAGATCGCAAAAAACCAAGACGATGAATAAAATATATGTAGTATATATATGGGTATTTTCCAAAAAATTGGAGGCAAAATTGGACATATTTTTCGTAAAGGCACGAATGAAGTTGGATCTGCTTTCAAAAAAGCTGGAAGCACAATAGGACGAGGTTTGGGTTCTTTAGCTGGTGGGGCACTAGGCGGAGCGGCATTTGAAGCGGCAGCATTAGCCGTAGCACCAGAACTTGCTGTTCCCGCACTTTTGGCTGGAAAAGTGGTGGGAGGAGCAGTAGGTGGAGAACTTGGAAAACGCACAGGAAAAGAATTGACTCGAGATAAGCCAAGAGTTCCAACTGCTGGTCAAATGCTTCATAATGTACAACGAGCACATGAGAGACAAGGAGCAATGAAGATACCAGATGGTAAGTATTTTCAAGGAACTGGTGGTAAGACAGGACAAAGAGGACAAAAGTCTATTCCAGATTCAAAATATTTTCGACAACCGCCAAGACTAGGTGAAGGTGGGGCAGGACAGCGTCGAATAATGATGTCACCAGATGAGAAAGGAAATGAATTGGAGAAAAAGAGGACGGCACAACCAGATTTACAAAGATTTGTATAATATATTTATTTTCTTTGGTAAATATATATGTCATTCAATCTTGTATTAAATAGTAACGACAGTATGTCCTATGCGGGAGGTGTAGCCCGTTTCAAGGTTCATTTTGGTCAATTCATGAGTGAGTCACAGAAATACAAGGTAAGTTTTTCATTTATCAGTGAGGTATCGGCAACATTAGACGAGAGCGATTTATTTTCATTTAATTTAGACAACATAGGTGCACAACTGAAGAATATTGGAGGTGGGGAATTCAATTCTAGTACAAGTACTAATATCGGTTTTATTATGAGTGAAGAACCGCATAGTTCTCATGCTAGGTTGCGAGCTGATCATTCGATGAATCCGCCTGTGGATCTGATAGGTCGTCCAGACCAAGATATTTTACAAATAAGTTTTAGAGACTTGACACAAGCATTAGTAGCAAAGACCCCTCAATTTGTGGCACACATAAGATTCGAGCATTGTGGTTGTGTATAATTTTTATTTATCTGTATATATTATATTATATACAGATGTCGAGCAATCAAACAACAAGTGAAAGGTCAATGAATGGTTTGATTTCAATCTATAGTGAGGATATAGAGGTAAACACTTTATTGGCAAATGAAATAATAACGAATGATTTAACTATCAATAACAGCCTTTTGGTGAATAATGTCACGATAGATCCAAATGAAATAGCTCAATTAACGGGAATAAATACGGACGAAACTATCCAAACTCAAATAGATAATATTTCTAATGTTCAAGACGACTATGTTACTCTTGATACTACTCAACAAATATCTGGAGCAAAAGAGTTTTTAAATACAACTACATTAACGGGTGATTTAGATGTAAATAATGTTTCAATAACACCTACAGAATTATCTTATTTAGATGGCGTTACATCAAATATTCAAGAGCAAATAAATAATTCGGTTGTAGGTATGACTTTGGACACAGACCAGACAGCAACAGGGTTCAAAATTTTTGAAAATGGAATCAATACACCTTTTATACAGAATAGCGATATTACAGGAAATATCAATGGTTTTTTGTTAAATTTGGATACAATCCTTTTTTCATCTTATAGTGGAGTGTGGACAAATAACCTATCAATAGTAAGTGGTGGTAATGTAACAAATAAATTATTAATAGATTTAGACCCTAATATAGCACCATATAACGAAGCAACAATAGAGACGAATGATGAACTACAACCAATAAAGAAAACAACAAAAGGATATATTCCAACAACAGATACATTTTTATTGAAAGATATTACAAATATTCAAGTGCTTAATGGTATTGTTTTTGATACAACAGAGGATATTATAGATACTTTGGTAAATAATCAAATCACACTACAATATAATACAGGTATATCACAAACGCCAATTTCCATACTCGGTACAATTATTCAAATAGCAACTAATTATTATTTAATTACAAATGATGTCATTAATGTATTTGATTTTATTGAGTGTGCAAATACTACACCATTAACAGAAACCATTTTAAATCCAGCCCCTAATCAATATTTATTATCATATACAGGAGTAGCACCAACAGAAACATCAAACACAACCATACACAATTTCAATTATAACAATAAATTATTTACCGATTCAATAGCAACAGACTATACTGGTAAA